ATGTACCAGTTGCTTTACCAGTCGCCAAATCAACGCTGGTCACGTTTTGCACAAGGGGTGTACTTGTGTGCGGTGTTTTCTTCCAAGCAGTCCATGCAGACTCACTACTATCGTGTGGAGTACGGAAGTCATTGCACAAATAAAAAAGCCGCTTACTGCTGCATTTGGGTAGCACCCTCTGAGAAACCCCAGAGGCCAAACGCATGAGTAAACGGCTTTCAAACCTGTTGTGTGCTACGACAACGGCTTGATGATACATCAATAACAGCTAGTGTTGCAATTATTTCCGTAGCAGCAGGTCGTACAAGTCACATAACGACCATTGGCATAGTAGGTATGTGTTGAACAAGCCGCCCAAACTGTCAGGCTAGATACCGCTAAGTACGCACCAATAATGACTTTTTTCATGATTTCTCCTTTAAACAAAGTAGTTGCTGAACCGACTCTCACACTTCAAAAAATCTAAAGCACCCCTACGATGAACAAGGTCTTTCCAGTTCCCTTGGACATAGGTTTCATGTGTCGTGCCATTGGCATGGCGTGGTGAATTCTCTGATTTAGTCTCAATCAGCTTCATCCGACCAGCGTTGGTCAAGTGCCACATATCGTCAATCTCCACCACAAAACCATTCATTTCAAGGTTTTTCAGGTGGGTTAGGCAGTGATACGAGCCGGGCGAATAAGTCTCTGTTGTGGTGAACGAAACGCTACTTCTAGCTCCGTTTGTCAGACGTTTGAGGGTTTGCAGTTGTGGAATTGACAGTTTCATTGTTTAACTTCTTGTTGATGGATTGTGCCAACAGTTTACGCAACCAGTTGGCTCCTCCAAGGTTTTTGAACTCATCTCTGAGGCTTGCAGTGACTCTGACAGCAATTTGAATGCTTGAGCCTGTGATTTCTGAGGGTGGTCTTGGCATAGTGCTAGGATTGTATAGCGTCATACAGTTTGACAATAAGGGAAAGTCCCTATACCATCACAATCATTCTGTCTGACAATACAGATTCCAACAACTTGAGAGGTGTCAACATGGAAATCATTGAAGACTTTTACAGTGAAGAACTAGAGAAAGATGTCACTGTTGTTCTGACTTGGTACGACTATGACGTAGCTACCAATTATCTTGACTTTGATTGGGAAGCCCAAGACGAGACTGGCAAGGACGTTCGCAACGAATTGTCTGGCGCAGAAGAAGACGAGTGTGAGCGCATTGCTCGCAGATATGCCAAGTCACTATGACCTACGCACAAGCGTTTATCAGGATATTGTTGCTGGTGGTCTTGTCCATTAGCATCTATGCCCATACTGAGCCTCGTACAGAGCCTTTAAGCCCTCAAGAGATACGAGAGAAGGGTAAGGTTAGGTCGGCAGAAAAAGCCTGTTTAAACATGAAGAAAGCCAAAAGGAAAAAGCATGAACGATTCTGCTCAAAGTATCTGGCGTAAACGTCAGATTGAATCTAGGGTTGAAGTGGTTGAACAAGAGATAGGCCAGTTGAAGCAGCGGGTGGAGTCTTTGAACCCCTACCGAGACACAGTGATTGATGAAGTGGCTGATGCCATCCTGAAGATGGAAGGGTTTGGCAAAGACACATTGCACAGCTTTGCTATTTACATCAGGGGATTGAAATGACACAAGAAGCAATGAAACAGGCGCTGGGAGCGTTGGAAGATTTTGTAGACGTTATCAAGTACGACAATGAACAAGATGACATTGGGCGCAGGGCTTGTTGCGATGTGCTTTCTTACAATCCGCACTCTGAAAGCTGCAAAGCCAAACAAGCCATCACCGCCATCAAAGAAGCCATCAGAGAACACGCCATGTATGAAGTGCAGAGGTTGGGTCAAGAGATTGAGCAAGAGCCTGTTGCATATAAATGGAGTGATGCTGGCGATCTGAAACTCCTTAAAAAAGGCGATGTGTTGCGCGTACTCCGCAAAGGTCAAGAGTATTACCGTGCCTTTAAGTTTTGTGGCGCGATTGAGGAGTGCGATTACGCCTACGACGGCAACGCACCTTTTGCGTGGTTGCTAGTAGGTATGGCGTACACCGACAAAATTGTTTACACCCGAAAAAACTTCAGTACTGGGGCTGTTTATGCTGATCGTGGAGACGTAGTTGAAATACGGCAACCCATCAACTACCCTACCCACCCACAGCGCACAGAGCAGAACTTCTGCTCACGATGCGGCAAACGCACAAACGACATTCACACTTGCACACCACCAAGGGTGAACACATGAAAATAAAACAATGTCCTAAGTGCTTAAAGAACAGATTCAACAACAGTCCTGTGTCGTTTGTGTGGTGGTCAACAAAAAAGCACGGTTATATGTGCTGGCATTGTTTTGACAAACTCAAGGAGAAGAACACATGATTCAACAAATCCGCACTTTTTATGGTCGCACAAAAGGACTCCACGGCAACAGACAAACAACTGTTGACCAAGGAATTGCATGGCTGTGCTTGAAATGCGGCAAAGTGTTCACTAACAAACGACTGTCTGAAATACACAACTGCACTAGGGAAATCCCTATGGTCAATTACAATAATGTCTGACAGAATACACGCATTGATAGGTTTTTAACAGGAGTGAATGATGATTGATATTAAGCACGAGACATGGGCAGCACTTCAGGATTTCACGCCTGATGATGTAGCAGATGCAATTTGCGATAGCAAAGCCATCCTTGAAGCCATCCTTTGCAATGCTTGGGCAGATGTTGCAGACATGGTACGAGCCAGAGTCGAACTCAAAGCCTTGCGTATGGCTGAAATCTCCCTAGAACTGCCAACAACACCTTGGGTCGATGACGAGGAAGAACTCAACTTGTGGCGCTTCTACCGCATGGAGAGACTGCAAGAGCAAATCAAACAAGAACAAGGTGCAATCCCTACAATCAATCCCTACCACAAGCGAGGCCAGTAATGAAAACCAAGCTCAACCTTGAAAGAATTATTGAGGAACACTCAAATGAAGAATACTGTGCTTATTGCATTGAGCCACGCATGGGAGTCGTGTCTTGTTGCGGTGAAAACCACTTTGTCCTATTTTCAGATTTGGACACCGATAGTCAACATGAAATCGCAGCGGAAATTGCGAGAAAAGAAGGCTAAAAAGATGGCATACATAGGCAAATACCAAAGTGTTGCAGTGCCATCTAAACCAATCACCGACCCAGAATTTGGGTATGTGAATGCCGCACAAACAGATGTGGCGCAAACGTGGAAGAAGTTTAAACAAACAGGAGTTAATGATGATCGACTATGCACCCCTGCTGATACGAATCGAGCAGAACACGAAGAAGTTGTCGGACAAGTGCCTTCACAAAAAATACGAAGGATACAGTAACGACATAGCCCAAATCCATGCCGACCTGACACATCTAGCAATGTGGATGGTTGCTCAAGAAACAAAAGATATTTTAGATGGCGTATATAGGAGTGAATGATGAATCAAGAACAAGTGTTAATGTTGCTCAACAAGAACGTAAATGAACATACAGAGAAGAAGGCCAACCTTACCTACCTATCGTGGGCATGGGCATGGGCTGAAGCACTAAAGGCAGACCCAGAAGCTGTCTACAAAGTCGAGATGTTTGGTGACAAGTGTTACATGGACGTAAACGGCACTGCAATGGTGTTCGTCACAGTCACTATGTTTGGCAAACCAATGACCTGCCAACTTCCAGTAATGGACTTTCGCAACAAAGCAATCCTCAACCCAGACGCATTTGCTGTCAACACTGCCATCATGCGGTGCATGACTAAGGCTTTGTCTCTGCATGGCTTGGGCTTGTACATCTATGCTGGAGAAGACTTGCCTGAAGGTGAATCTGGCTCTGACATTGATGTAAACACAATGATTGACCACTTAGCGGCTATTGATGCGGCATCCAACATGGAAGAACTGAAGAATGTCTACACTGCTGCTTACTCTGCTTGCGGCTCTGATAAGGGCTGGCAAAAGAAAGTGATTGATGCCAAAGAAAAGCGTAAAGGAGCGTTGAAATGAGTGAAGTTGAACAAGGCTCACCAGAATGGTTTGCACAGCGTTGTGGAAAGGCTACTGCTTCTCGTATCTCTGACATTGCTGCCAAGACAAAGACAGGTTACAGCACCAGTAGAGCTAACTACATGGCACAGTTGGTCGTAGAACGCATGACCAACCAAGTGGCAGAGTCTTACTCAAATGCTGCGATGGAATGGGGTGTCGAGAACGAAACCTTTGCTCGTGCCGCATACGAGGCTAAAACAGGCAATATGGTCGATCAGGTAGGTGCTATTGACCATCCTAGTATTCCTATGTCTGCCGCCTCTCCTGATGGCTTGGTGGGT